CGGCGGTCGCGATCAGCGAGATCGTCGCATATTGCCCGGCTGTCTTGGTGAACCCGGAACGATTGTGAATTGTCGTTCCGCTTGCCGTGGGTGTCACCTGGGCGGTCCCCGACTGAATGATCAGGACGGAATACGGAAAGCCAAGACCCGACGGCACCGTGCACGTAATGCCTGACGAGCTGGTGAAATTGACCACGTTCCCGTTATCACCGCTCACAAGCGTATAGGTCGAGCCGCTTTGAGTATTGACGGTCCCGCTGGTCGGACCGGTCGCACCTGTCGCACCGGCCGTGCCTGCACCGGTGGCGCCCGTTACCCCGGTGGCGCCTGTCGAGCCGGTTACGCCCGTCGCTCCCTGACTGCCGGCCGTTCCCGTCGCGCCGACGCCGGTGGCGCCTCTCGCACCGGTGGCGCCAGTCGGGCCTATCGAGCCCGTGGGGCCGGTCGCACCGGTGGCGCCGGTCGGACCAGAGGCGCCGGCCCCGGTCGCACCGGTGGCGCCATTCAAACCCTGGGGGCCGGTCGACCCTGTGGGGCCTGTGGCGCCGCCTCCCGGACCTGTGGCGCCCGTTACCCCGGTGGCGCCTGTCGCACCCGACCCGGACGCTCCGGTAGCACCATTCGGACCGCCAGCCCCGGTCGCGCCTGTCGCACCGGTCGTGCCCTGAATGCCGGTGGCGCCCGTTCCGCCTGTCACGCCGGTACCGCCTGTGGCTCCGGCTCCCCCTGTAACACCCGTCGCTCCGGTGGCCCCCACGCCGGTCGCGCCTGTCGCGCCCGTGGCACCAGCACTGCCGGTCGGTCCGGTAGCGCCTGTGGCGCCGCCGCCTGGTCCGGTAGCGCCTGTCACGCCGGTGGCGCCGGTTGCTCCAATGCCGGTTGCACCTGTGGCTCCGCTTGCGCCGATGCCAGTGGCACCTGTCGCGCCCACGCCTGTGGCACCGGTCGATCCTGTGACGCCCGTGCTGCCTGTCGCTCCAGCCCCACCGGTCGCGCCTGTAGCACCATGCACGCCAGTCGCCCCGGTCGCTCCGATGACGCCAACCGCGCTGATGGTTCCGTTGTTGATGACGACCGAGGTTCCATCGGGCTTGACGAGGGTAAAACGCCCATTCACCGCGCCTAGCAGCTCTGAGTTCGGCGGCAGCAGCGCGTTCATCTCCGCCGCCGTCAGGGTCTGGTATGGGTTGAACTCACTCATGGCGGAGACAGCACGTTTTCATTGAGGATGCCCTCGCTTGTATCCAGGACGAAGAGCCCGATCCCCGTCCCCACAGTGAGTAGCAGGATGGCGTTCTCGATCGGGTCGCCGTAGAGCGTCCCGACCGATGCCGGCAGCGGGTCGGCCAGCGTCCAGTTCAGTCCGGCAATTCCGCTGATGTGCGTCTGGAAGTTCACACCGCTGTCGAGCATGATCAGCACGGGACTGCCCACGGAGAACCCAACGGAATTCGCAACGGTTATCGTCTGGCTTTGCGCCGGTGACGGCGCGGTCACATAGGTGCCGACGATAACGAACTGGTTGGTCTGCCGCGGCCGGGACAATGAAACCGTTTGGTCGTCGCGCACGCCGATTACGAAATCCTGAGACTGCTGGGGCTCCCAGCGCTCGGGTGCAACGGCAAGACCGCCCGTCTGGCCTCCAGGGATGACTCTGGCGCGCGACGCGCGGATTTTGAACCCGGACAAATCATCAAGGATGTAGTTGTCGCCGCCGACGTAGTGGCGATCATCAGCCATGGACGAACACCCCGGAAAACGCGCGCCCAAAGCATCCGCTCTCCGCCAATTCCGTCACGGCACCACTCTCCGTGCCGATCCAGTCGCGCAGCGCCGGGGCCGTCAGCATGTGCGGATGCCCGTCATGCGGCGGCAGGTCGATCCATTCGAACAGCCGCAGCACGGGGGCTGCGCGCTTTGCGTTCTCGATGATGAGCCGCGGATCGACGGTGTGCTGAAGGACGTTGTAGATCCAGACCTCGTCCCAGCCAGTTTCTTTAAGTTCCTCTCCTGGCAATTGGACGAAGCCAATTCCCTTTGTCTGGTACCTCTGGACCACCCAGGCCGGCCATGCCAGCGGATCGACTACGGCGCCATACCGAAGATTCCGGCACTTCAGCAACATCGACACCGGGCCACCGCCGATGTCCAGAACAGCCTTGTTCTGCGCATCAAACGAATAGTGCTGGCACGGAATTCCCATCAGCCGCGCATACACAAAATGCTTCTGCTCTTCGTCGAAGGTGTTGGTGCAGTCGCCCCAATAGGCTGACTCGAAGCCGAGATCATCCATTGGGCGGTGTCCACTTCCTGAGCCAGTCAAGCTCCTTCCGCTCCAGCTTTGGCGCGTAAAAGCCGCCTGATCCATCGTAAATTTTCATCACGGACCAGAAGTATTCTTCATACATCTCGGCCACGCGCGCGCAGGAGAAATTCGCCGCCGCCCACAGACGACACGCCTCTGGGTTGATGTTACCGACATTGCGCGCGGCCCAGACGAACTGCTCAAATGTCCGGCACCGATAACCGGTCACGCCGTGCAGGTTGTATTCGGTGAACGCGCCCCAGTCGGTCGAGATCACCGGCGTGCCGCTCAGCATGCTTTCGATCTGCACGCCGCAGAACGGTTCCACATACATCGACGCGCAGATCGTGGCCTTCGCTTTGGACAGCAGCGCGGCGCGTTGCTCCGGCCCGACCACGCCGACGTGCTCGGCATATTCCCGCCACGGTCTCGAGGTACGCGTCTGGCCGTCGACGACCTCCCCAGGGCCGGCGATGAACAGCCGCTTCCCCGTCGCCTCTGCGATCTGAAGCGCGATGTGCGTTCCCTTGCCGGCGCCGACGCGTCCGAGAAACAACAAATAGTCGTCTTTCTCCGCCTCGAAAGTAAAGTCGCGCAGGTCAAAGTAATTCGGAATAACCGCGTCGTACCACATGCCGTTGTGCATGGAGCCAACACGCTCCAGCCCAAGCGTGGCGTGCAGGATGGCATACGATTCGAACACTCGGAACGGCGCGAAACTGCCGCCTGGATAGCCGATGCCCGGCTCGCAGACGATGAGGTCCGACAACCCGTCGGCCACCGGCTTATGACCCGAGCCCCACATGCACAACAGAAAATCCCGCGGTTGCTGCCGCTTGCGGATCGCAGCTATCGCATTGGCATAGAACGTCCGGTAGATCTCATTCCCGGTGTCGAAGGCCGGGTGACCCAGCACCTTCCAGTCATGCCCCGGATAGGACCGTTCCATGTCGTCGCGCGTCGTCACGGTGACATGCTCGTCGCAGTCGACGACGCTGTCCTGATGGCCGTAGTGGATGACGTGGTGCCCATGCGACCGCAACATCCCGCACAGCTTCACGATCTTCTGCGTAAAAGCGCAGGTCGAGTACTCGCGTGTCGTGATGGCGTGCGGGACGCCGAGAATGTGGAAACGATGGCGCATGCAACCGCCTCAGAACTGCGTGTTGCCGAAGGTTCCGATATTGATGCCGCTCGAAACCATCGCACCAAGCGAGGGGTGCATCCACAAAGTCAGTGCCTTGGTGCCATTTGAGGCGGACGGAAGCACCCAGGTGCCACGGACATCTCCGGTGGTCGCAGAGGGGGCTGTGGTGACGCCCGCGGTGAAGGTGCCGGCACCCTGAATGATCAGGTTGTTCCAGAAACCCCACATGGCCGTTTGTGCACTTGCGTACATCGGCAACCCGATCGTGTCGGCCACACCGATTGACACGTTCGATCCCGACAGCGTGCCGGCCGGCGTTGCTGAAATCAGTCCTTTGAATGCCTTCGTGGTTGCTACGACGCTCGCATTGGTCAGGGTAACGGTCTGGTGGATCAGTTGGCCGTACGAGTCGAACCCAACCAACGCCATCGTGGCGGCGCTGTCATTTCCGACGCTCGTGATCTGAATGCAGCGCATACACATCGTGGCGGCGCTGTACAGGAGCGTATAATTCTGGCCGCCGAAACGATTGACCGTGGGGATCGCATCGATGAATACGGCGCCCGTCGGGATGACGTTGTTGCCGGTTGCGAACGGTAAAATCGTCGTGGGCGAGGCGCCCACCACAACGCCCGAGCCGGTCGAGCTGACCAACGTCATCGGAGTCCCTGCTACAGGGATTGCTGCTGCGGCAATGTTGGCGACGGCGGCGGTTGCCGGAACGAAATCATAGACAGGGTGCTCACCCTGCCACCCAATGCACTGGGCACCCGTCGAAGAATTGGCGGTATTGTACTGAAGACGGCAATCCATGATGCCGGACCCGGCCATATCAAGGCTCGGGGCGGCATCAACTGGCTGAGCCGCGCCTCCCGAACCGATCGGCATACGCCGCATGATACGATGGGCCGGACCGTTAAGCGCAGTGTTCGCCATGACATACATCCATGATCAGGGTGCGGAATTGCACCGGGCTGTAGGTCGCGGCTTCTCGCGCGTGGCCAGACGATAACGGAACCATGGCGCGGAAACAAGCGTCAGGCGGAGAAACGACCGCCGCTGGCCATCGCCGGTTCAACCGGCTCCCGCGGCACAACACGTCCGTTGGGCACCGGCTCAGGAGCCGCCTGCTGCTTCTGCTTCACGCCCATGCTGATCAGCCAGTCGTCTGCGATCATCTCCGCGAGCGTGCGCATCCGGGTGTTCATCTTCACCTCGTCTTCGAGCGGCGTCCACTGCACCACCGCCATCTCCCGGCCATCCAGCCAGGTCTCACGACCGGCCTCGTCAAATACGTGGCACGCCGCCTGATCGAGTTTGGCCTTCGCGCAGGTCTCAGCGCATTCCTGCGCCTTCCCCATGTCCAGAAACAGGAATTCGAGATAGAGGCCGTTCTTGTGATTGACCCGGACGATATACATGCGCTGCGCCTTGCTGTTTGACGACAGCAAGATGGCGCGGCGCTATCCGTCGGTCAATTACTTCTCGGCACGTCCATGGTGGTGATGATGGTGGTGAACATGCACCTCGGCCATCTTGTGTTCTGCGGCATGGCCGCCAGCGTGTTTCCCGCCGGCGTGGCGTTCCTTGCGCTCTTCGGCCTTGTGATGCTCTCTCTTGCGCGCCTCGGCATGACCACCCTTGCGGCCGGCCTTGCGCTCTTCCTTCTTCGATTCGTGCGGTTTATGAGCCACGTCCAAATTCCTTCCCCAAGAGGATGCCGCCCTCCGAGGGAGCGCAGCGCCGGGACGATCGAGGCCAATCCCCGATCCGTTACCCCGCGCTGCTCGACGAGGTCAGGGGGTTATGGGGGAAGGGGGCGCCTAAGGCAAGCCCCTGAGTTCATGGTAGGGGCTCGGCGGACGTTCCAATCGCCGCGCCCTGTGTTTGCCGCTATGTGTGATACCGAGTTTTGCAGCGGGTGGATCGCGTAAGTAATCGATGGCACGTTGCAGCAACGCCGGGCTGTCCTCAAGATAGCCTATGGCATGGTTACAGAACGAGCAAAGAAGACCACGAATTCCATTTCCAGCATGACAATGATCGACCGCAAGTCGATACGCCTGACTTGCTGATGTCGAGCGCCGATGCTCCGAGCGACCACAAATGGCGCAGATGCCGCCTTGCGCATCCATCATGCGTTCGAAATCCTCGATCGTTATTCCGTGCGCCTTTTTCAGGTCATTTTTAAAATCGAACAAGGGATCCTGCGCGCGGCGCCGACGAAGATAAGCGGCCTGATGAGTTTGCCCCTTTTTGCGCTTTGTATCATGCTCGGCATCTATTGCGGGACCACCCTTGCTGGTCGACCAGATGGCATTATCTGGACCCATAGGCAAGCTCTTATCCGGCCGATAAAGGTTGTGGCTCGTGTCAGGTCTTTCCTGAACATCAGCAACAAACTGCCAGAAATCCTTATGCCAGAACTCACATAGCGGAACTCCGTTTCGCCGGATCTGCTTCCAGTACAGATAAAGGGAATGGGAAGACCGCTTGCCCCAGTCTTTCGGTCGCGTCACGTCGATGTGACCATGGCGGCGGACTCGCCGGTAATGCAGATCGCATAGTCCTTTTGCGATTTCCGGCCGATCGCATCCAAAAACACCGCACCGCTTTGTCGTCTGAATCATGAAACCCTCCTTTGCGAGAGGGTTTCATTATAGGTTCGATTGGACCGAATGGAAAGTTAATAAATGGACACCTAGACCCCGGGAGTTCCGAACGCGCCACGCCAGTCGCTCCAAAAAGCAGAATATCTCTCATAGCATGCAGCTTTTGCGTTTTTTGTGTCGAAATCGTTGTCTTGATCAAAGGAAATTTTGTCTCTCTCGAAGTATTGTAGTCCTCTCGGAATATTCGTCCTGATGAACCACGCCGTTGCCGACGAGAAATAGTGATTCACCTTGATGCCCCGCGGGAACGCTCCGGTGGCGCGCAGCACGTTGATCGCGTTGTTCGCGGTGTCGTTCTGCAGTACCGAGTGGTAGATGCGGTTTGCCTCGAACCAGAGTTGTGGTGGCACGTTCAGGCTCATCGGCAGGCCGGAGACCTTGAGCCCGCGGTTGTTGTTCATCTGCATGATCTGGATGACCAGATCCTCGACGGCGGTTTCCGACAGATCGGCGGCCGTGGTGAGCAGGTTGCTCTGGTTGCCGGACAGCGTGGGATGAGCGGTCGAGAACAACTGCACGCCATCAGCGCCGGGATAGGACGAGTTGAACCCCTGGTTGTAGACGGCGGCGAGGATGTTTTCCTTCGTCTGGCGCATCGAGAACGCGAGCTGCTGGGCGCGGCGCTTCGAGACGACCTCGTAAAGATCGTCCCGCAGTTCCTCGAAGGTCACGATGTAGCCGAGCGCGTAGGCCACGTGCGTATAACGGCTGACCGGCCCCTGGACCTCGGTGTCGTAGAAGATCTGCGTGCCCTGGGCCTTGACCGGCGCGAGCCCGAAGCCGGTGATTTCCGGCTCTTCTTCGTACGCCTTGTCGGACGTATCGATGTCGAACAGGTCCGGATACTCGGGCACGTGCTCGGAGTAACTCCGTCCCCACCAGGCCCGTATACCAGGCCAAAGAGCCTTGGGGTGACTTCCTGTAGTGATTATGGCCATCTTTTCGCTCCATATGCGAAATATTCGTCACAGGAAGTGTTGTTTCCCGTTGACCAGGCTTCGGCGCTTTGGTATAGAGAAATCGGACTGACGGTGCGCGCCGAACGCAGCGCCAGTCCTGACCAATCAAAGTGCTGGAGGCACCTCAAATGGCTACCAATGAACCTCCGGATGTCGCCGCTTCGATCGAGGAGGCGAAAGTGAAAGGCTTTCGGTTTTTCTGCACCGGAGAACCCTGCCGCAACGGTCACGTTGCCCCGCAGCGCGTGATCAATTATGCATGCATTGAGTGTGAGAGAGCGTCCCTCAGAAGGCGACGCAAAGCGGCGCAGGCGGAGAAACGCGCTTCCGGGCCACAACCTTCCGAGCCTGAACGAGTGATCAGTCGGAAAGACGCCGCAGCGAGAGGACTGAAACGGTACTTTACCGGCTTCCCCTGCAAGCGTGGCCACATTGCCGAGCGTCTGGTCTCTGACAAGACCTGCGTTGTGTGCGACGCTGAACGTCGGGTTAACGACCCGTCCACCGCTGCGCGTCTCAAGCGGTATTACCGGGCGAACCGGAATAGAATGATCGAGCAAGCCAGGATCTACGCCACCAAAAATGCCGGGAAAGTCAGCGAACAACGGGCTGCACACCGGATGGCCAACAGGACCCGCATCAACGCCAAGATTGCCGAATGGGCGAAGGCCAATCCTGCCAAGCGTCGCGCCAAGGAGCGCGCTCGGGAGGGCCGCGAGCGTGGCGCCGAAGGCACGCATACCTGGGCCGACATCGAGGCCCTGAAGGTCGCTCAGAACGGCTTGTGCGCGGTGCCAGGTTGCGATCGTCTCCTCGCCGACGGATTCCATGTCGACCATGTGATCCCGATCAGCAAGGGCGGTTCCAACTGGCCGGACAACCTTCAGTTGCTTTGTCCGCCGCACAATCAGAGCAAGGCGACGAAGGACAACATAATCTGGCTGCTTGAACAGGCCGAAAAGGAGTGACGCGGCGCCCATTCAGATACCGGTGCCGATCGTCCACGGATGGATGCCGAAGTTGATCATGGTCAGCCACCGGGCGTTGGTGCCGACGGCATTGTCAGTTTCCTGCAGCAACTGGATGATCCGCATCTGCAACTGCGAGGTCGACACGGTCGAACTGTTCAGCTGCCAGCCGGACTGACTGGTGATTGTCGACCCTGTGCCGGCGACAAGGCTGACGTTCCGGCCGGACACGCCAGAGACCATCGCGCCGTTTTCCTGCACTGCGTAGAGCAGAGTGGGATCGTCGCAGACGTACACGTAGGCCGCGGTTGACGCGGGAAGATAAGGGGTGTTGCTCTGGAGCAGCGGGATTGTTGCGATGCCCGCATTATTGGCGATGCCCATGAATGCGCCGAGAATGGGATTCGTGGACGCGGCAGTCGAGATGCCGACGGTCTGCACGCCATTTCCATCGGAGCTGTTCGTCACGGTGATGACCGGATCGCCAAGATAGAGCGCGGTGGCATTACCGGACGGCACATAATAGACCCGCACAGCGTTGGCATACGGTGCCCCGGAGCGGTAGGCATAAGGCTGGAGCCCGCGTGGGCTGTTCACGTTCGCCATGGGTCGGAACCCTCAGAGATTGGATGTGAGAAAAGAGCGGCGAAGGCCGCTTTCCGTCAGTCGTCAAGTATGGGATTGCGGGCCTTCTCGCCCAGTGCGCCCGGTGGCGCCTTCGGTCCTGCGGCCTTCTCGGCTCAGCGACCGGTAATTTTTACTCTGGCGTAGCTGTTTTCGACGGTCACGTCCTGGCCTTTCTCGCCGGACTTGATCATGCTCAAACGCCGCTCCAGAGCCTCGGCATTCTTTGCCATGTCCTCTTGATACCATTCAAGAGGTATTTCCATCAAGTAGCTGTTTCGACCGCGCCCATCGATCACATCGGTGATGCGCGTGACCGGTTCGCCCGATTCAGGATCGCGGACGTGGTCGTAGCCGGCTTCTTTGAACCGGGCGATTCTGCCGGCGCGGTCATTGGCCCAGTAACGGCGGTATCCCGGCCGCTCGGGATAGGAAAGGGTCTGTTCCTGATCACCGAACGGCTTGCGCTCGGTTGCAGTCGCGGGACGCCGACGCGGAACATCGATCGGCGTATCAACGGATGCGGCAGGCGGCGCGACCGGCTCAGCGCGTTCGCCGAACAGGCGGTCACCGTCGGCAAAGCGCGACTCGGTTTGCGTATGGTGCCCGGAGAGGCCGGTCAGCGACTGGCCGCGGGCTGCGGCATCGGCAGCGCGTCGGTGATCGGCGGCCTCGCCGGCGAGGAGATCACGGAGTGCCATCGTCAGGTGCTCGCTCTCATGATGTTGCAACAGGGCACAATGATAGTCGCTTTGGCCGGGTCTGATTCTGCCGGCCCAATGTAGATGGCGCGACATAGATCAGCAAAGTCGCCGACAGGCCGCGAGTCAATCCATCGATCCCAAGAGGCACTACTGTCCTCGGTCGAAGGGTGCCAGACGGCTCGTTCGATTGCGATAGCCCCATTCGGAAGGCTCTGAGCAAGCCAGTGGACCGTTCCGCTCTGTGTCTCTTCGGGTGGCCAACATGCCATCGTCAGGCTCCATCGCAAGAATTAGCAGAGAATTTGAACGGCACGCGTTCGACCCGCACTACTGCAAGCGGCTTGCGCTGGTT